TCATAAATTTTCTCCTTCCACGTTTTGCGGTTGCTCGATTTTTTCTTCGGTTGCTTCGTAAGTGTACCTTGACGGATAAACGTCTACCGCTTCCGAATAAATTATTTCGGTCGGTAGTTGCTTAATATAAAATTTTTCGCCTAGTTCATTTTCGGCGTAATGCTTTTCTAAATCTGCCCTTTCGTTTCCGTTTTCGTCAATATACGGATATTGTCTTTTAACTTCTACCATTTTTAAGCCTCCTTAACTAAAATTCTATCTGCAATAGTACTCCAATTCGTCGCAGATTTATATAACGTTTGTGTTGCGGTGTCTGGAACATAAACATAAGCCGTACTTGGTATTGCGTTTGTATTGACTAAAATCGGAACGTCTCCTGCAACTGTGCAAGATTTATTAATTATTATTTCGGTTAGCGAAGTGCAATCTTTAAACGCACTAACACCTATTTGTTCTATTTGATTACCTATGGTTACACTTGTTAGTTGAGTTGCCTTATAAAATGCGTGATGCTTTATTATCATTACTTTATTTAGATTTGCCGTTATTATAGTAGTACGTTCAAAACCATTACCAAAAATGGAACAATCATCGGGAGTTACTAAATCGGTTATAAGGGTGCCATTTAGATACAGCTTGTGATTACTTCCCTGCCAACCACCATTGTCGCCATTATATCCTAGTTCCAAATTACAAAATTTTGACAGGTCTTTAATGTAAATACTGTAAGATGTACTCATATACATAAATGATAGATATGATGTGGTAGCTAAAGTTGTTGGAATATATAGTTTTTTCAAGCTATTTGAGAGCAAAAAAAAGTTAGGTAGATTAGTAATACCTTCTGGAATTTCTAATTCTTGCAGACTATGAGCGCTATAAAACGCTTTTTCGCCAACGGAAGTCATAAGTTTTGGCATTTTTACTTTTAGCAAATTATCGCACGAACCGAGAGCATTCTGTCCAATTATTTTTACACTGTTAGGTATTTCTACCTTCACAAGTTTTTTTTGTTGATAAAACATATAGTCTCTTAAAATTGTTGCTCCTGCTAAGTCTTCTTCTGTAACAGTGGTTAAAGTACCATTCATAAATTGCGTAAACTTGCTAGGGGCAGGAACTTCAACTTTTACATAAGTCGGATTTTTAACTATCATTCCGTTACCCCCACTTTCAATGTTATATCTTCGGTTGGTTTGCCTATCGAATAAACAGTTATTGCGTTACTTGTTACACCGTCGTCAAAAATCGAAAATGCGTAAGTCATAAATAAAGACGGATTGTCGTTTACTAGCTCGACAACCGAAGTATCTGTTAAAGATAAGCTTGCCGTAACGGTGGCTTTGTGTGTAAATGGTTCTTTTGTCGTATCCGCTACCCAACTACTAGAATTTACCGTGATAGCGGAGTAAACGGGTTTAGGAGCGTTTTCGCCTTTTTCCCCTTTAATTTGCGGTGCTGTTTTAATTGTAAAAGGGGCTGTTTCGTTAGTTATTTGTCCCATATAACCATTTGCGCCGATAACACAATCGTATTGTTTCGGCGTTGTTTGCGGTTCAAAATCGCTTTGTGAAGCGGTAATCGTATTTCCTACTTCTTCCGCAAGGTTTAATTCGGTAAATAGTATTGAACTACCTTGATTAGATTCTATTTTGCTTAAGTCAATAGTTTTCCATTCTCCCCAGCCTGCACCTCTCGGATTAAAAGTTGTAGAATAACGCTTGTTATCAAAAGAAACGGTGTATTCTTTTACCTGCGGTTGTTGAGCTTGAATTTTTAAAATAAAAGTTACGCCGTTTAGTCCTATCGGCAAATTTTTGCTGAAACCAAATAATATATATTCTCCGACGGATATTTCGTTTAATTTGTAAAAATCATTTTCATAATCATCACCTTTTAAAAATTTAAAAAAAACCGTCCCCGAACATAAATCTGTCATTATTGACTGCAACACTGAGTGATTTTCTAAACTAGGCATAATATTTTGCGCAATAACGCCCTTGTCGATTAGAAAAATCACTTCGCTAGACGTGTAAACACTAGTTTCTTCGTCGTCAGCGTCAACACCCGAACTAAACCATCTTATTTGACATTTTGCTTTACCCGATATTTCCGTATCAGCTTTTTGGAGAAAGTAATAATAACTGTTTTCTCCTCCTACTTTTATCATATCTTGCCAACCCGAATATTCGCCGTTTGGTTTTTCTATATTAACTTGAACAGCTAATTTGTTTATCGGAATAAAATCGTTATTAGTTAAATCGCAAGGACAAGCGCCTTGTTCCCATTTAACTTTTATAATTTTAGTTCTGCTCTGCCCGCGCGTAATTAGTTCTCCGCGTTTTGCGGATACTTCGCCTTCGGAATTTAAAATTATTTCCATTTTGTCTCCTTTTTTAATAAAAAAAGAACGCGCTTTCGCACGTTCTAAAAAATACATTTTTTTTATATGTAATTTTGTTCCTTTTTTATTATTTTATATATTCTTATTCCGTCCGCTATCAAAAAATAGATAGCTATTAATAAAAGAATTAACATTATTTTTGATATAATGAACTCCGACCAACAAATATAACTTGTCGTTTTAATTCCGTTTTTTAAATATAATCTTCCCGTCCAAAAATTATCTATATAAAGAATTTTGTTATCCGAACCTGAATTTAACGATTGACAATAAATTTTTCCCTTTTTCTTATAATAATTGTATTTTATTATTTGATTTTCGTCCAAGTCTTTAATAACAAGAATATCGTCATATATAACTATTGAAACGCTTTTATCTTTTGATTTATAACTACGATACTTTTTTATTGTCATAGTAGACATCATAACAGAAGTCAAACTTACTAAAAACACTAAAAAAAATATCCTAAATCTTTTAAGTAAAATATTTTTCAAAATTAAAAATCTCTCCTAAACATTAAATAGATAGGCGGTAAGACTCTATCCGTTGTAGAATCTCTCGCTATTTTTGCCTGTACGCAAATAACAATACGATTATCTTCTGTAATTATACCAAAACCTTTATAATATGTCAAATCTGATAATATCGAATTTGAGTTTTTCTCTATAGATTGAGAAAACGCTTCTGCGCCGGTATTCGAACGCGGAATAATTCCACCGTTTATTTTAATGTGCCTAGTTTTTTCTGAAACCTGTATTTTAGGCATTGATAATTCTTTTACTCCCCCAAATACTGTATCTGACAATTTTGATTGAGTTTCTTCAAATAAAACGTATTTGTATTTTATTTTTATGTTTCCCGTTAAATTAGTAGTGTGAGATAAGCCACTACCGATTATAATATTTTTATTCGGAGTTACAAAATTTAATTGACAAGTTACCGCAAGACTTTCCCTTGAATCAGCGTCTACTTCCAAACCCTCGAATGCAACAACATTTCCGTTTGAATCTACTTTAATTTTCGAAGAATAAAAATCGCAATAAGATTTAGAAGCGTCATTACAATTACTAGGATTAAAAAGGTAAAGACTCTCGCTTAGCTTTTTCTTATCACCGGTATAATTTAATTTTCCCAACAAATAAAAACGAAGTTTTTCAAAACGTCCAAAATAATTTTTATATTCTATATATTCCTCAATATTAAAATTATTATTTTCTAAATTTTTCCCGTATTCGCTTCCTTTTTTTGTGTACGTTCCCGCGCTATAATTATTATCGGTTTTAAATAAAGCCACAATAGAACGTCCTAACGGAAAGCAAACGACCGGCAAAATAAAATTATGAGTTTCACATTTTCCTTTAATGTTTATTCCTTGCGTTTGGCATATTGCGCAAGTTATTTGCCCTTCTGTATTAACGGGAGTATTAGCGAGTTTTGAAGCAATAGAAAACATTGTTTGTTTTGTCCCGAATCCCACGTTCTTTAAATCGTTTTCAATAAGGCTTTGCCCGACAGGTAAATTTTCTGAAAAAGCTTTTTCTATATCTAATTTTGTATCAACAATACAAAATTCTTGTATATCTAAACAACGAGACGTACATTCTTTCTCGCTAATTTCAAACTGCCTTATTGCCTTTTTTATAGATATGTCAGCATATAATTCATTGTAATTCTTTGACCAATAAGACGTTGCTTTTATCGGGCATAAATAGTTTAATTCTCTATTTATTTGAAAAGCAAAATATCCGCTTTTATGATAATCGCCACATTTAGGGGCTTCTGCTAGACCGTTAAAATATTGAGTTCTACCGACCTTAACGTTTCCTGTTTTTAATAAAGTATAAAACATATTTTCTCCGTAATGTTCTATATCTACTTCATTTGCTTGCTGGTTAAAAAATAACGTTGATTTTTCAGAATTATAATCTATTAATGATTTATATTGACGAGCTTTAAAGTTTAAAAAAGGCACGTATTCTATTCTTATAGAATAATCTTTTAATTTATTAGGTAAAATTGATGTAACATCTTCAAGCTGAACGTCTCTTGAAATCGTTGACAAGGCATATTTACCCGTTATTACATTACTTAAATCAAATTTAGCCGGTGTTACATAGTTAAGTCCCCTTATTCCATTTTTACCTTCTTCGAAATAAAGAAACATTTGTTTCATTTCAGACAACTGCTCATCAGAATAACAAAACTTAGTGTCGTACACAGCCTTTTCAACAATATACTTAGTAATGTCTGCAGACTGCCCGTTAAAGCCTAATTCTGCTTTAACTATTGCCCTTATCGGATATTTTGTTTTAAACAAACATTCATCGTCGCTAACCTCAAAATCTCCACTTTCTGTTCTTGTGGAAAGAAAGCCGTCGGCGCAAGGTTCGATTACCGTAGAATTTCCGTCATAATTTGTCATAGTTGCATTTTGTATATTGCTGACAAAATCAGAAGCGTATTCTTCACTTGGATTTTCTAAATCTATTAAAGAATAATTGTTTCCTTTATAAAAATAATTAACGTCTAGCAAGTCGAAGCTAATAACGTTCCAATAAGCCCAGTCGTTTTCTTCGATAACAGTATCGTTTTCGCCAAAGCCTTTTATAATTTTTGGTTTTAATCTAGGTATAGCGTGAAAATAATTTCCAACCTGCAATAACGCTTCAAATAAAGTTCCCTCTGTAATTGAAAATTCAGGACTTATTTTTTTAGATAAAAACTTTTCAATGTTTCCATCTAATTCAAATTCAGGCTCATCCACTCCGCTTATCCTTGTTTTTTGAACTGAAAGAATCCTATTAACGACATCCCTTAAATTATAAGGTCGAACCATAGAATTGCTTTCGCCAAGCACTTTGATTTCCCAAGTAAAAGTCGCTTTACATTGCATTTCCTTCAACGTTCCAACTAAAAAAGAACTCTCGTATATTTGCACAAATTTATAAGTTCCTTCGGAAGTAAATTCAAATTCAACGCAAGAACTTAAATCTATTGTGTCGGTAGGAGTATTAACGTAATAAGACGTTAAAGCTAAGTTCTTTTCCTTTTTTGTCCATAAAGCAATAATGCTTCGTCTAACTACTGCTTTTACGTTCATTTTTACGTTAGTAGATACTTTATTTTTACTAGTATCAGAACTCAAAACAAAATAAGGTCCGCAAAACTTGTCCGAATCATTAGTATATCCCCATTTAACGCCTTGATAAATCCAATTATATGAGAAATCATCATTTATTTCTTCGTTTGTAACAGTTGAAAAAATTTTAACCCTGACGTCGCGTTCAGGAGTCATAGGCAAGCCTTTACCGACGCTATAAGATAAATAGTTAGTAAAAGTTAGGTTAGGAACGTCTCTACGCTCTAATATTTTAGTAATTTCAATTAATTCTACGTTATGTCGAAAAATAGAATTATTACCTCTACTTACGTTTTCCACTTTATCATTATTGACGTAGCGATATATTTTTTCTACTGTTTTTTTACCGTCTGTTAAGTCGGTAACATAAATTATTATTCTTGTAAACCTTTTTAACGGCGTTTTAGTGGTATTTACTAAAGAAATTCTAGTAGTATCTAATACTCCGTCTAATTGAGTCGTGTCATATATAGGAGCTTCTAATTGGTCGGTTATATCAATACGACGGTATTCTTTTTGCCCTAAAAATAAGCTAATAATTGACACTTTCCATATTTGAATATTAGTTATCATTTTACCTGCTCCTATCTATCCCGGCGCGTTTTCTTATAATACCGAGAGTTCTTTCTTCCTGTCGTTGTTTAGATTGATATTCTAAATGTTGATTAAACAAATCGAAAAACAATGCGACCCCCGTTATAATCGGATTCGTTGCGAAACCTATTCCGTAGCCAACGATTTTCATAGAAGCGTCTATTTTATCTTGTCTTAACGAACTTCTTGATTCCGCGCTTATTCTTGTCTTAACAGTAGAAAACCCTTGCTTTGCCAAATACGCCGTCATAGCTTTAGTTTCCGTTAAAGCATTATCATTTTCGTTTGGTTTTTTTCTATTTTTGTCAGGCTCTTGGGGGTTTGGGGTTACTCCCGGAGTTTCGGGATTGCTTTCGTTTCCGCCTCCGTTTTGATAGTTAAAATATAAATTTATAACCGTATCTTCCATAATTACTCCTTAATAAGAACTTGCTTCTCCACCTGTATTCCCTGAATTTTCGCCATCGTCATCATCTGACGATGATTCTAAATAAGAAAGATATTGGTCAAAAAGCGGAGTTCCGCTAACGCTTCCACCGGTCGAATCCCCAACCTCTTGTGAATAGTCGTTCTCATCTTCTTCAATAGTATTAGATATATTTAATTTTTCTTGAAAAGACAAAGTTGCAGTTACAAACGCGCCGGCATTTCTATCCATATTACCATCTATCATAATTAAATCCTTGCTTGTTACAATATTTTCGGTTTCATTTTCGCTAAAAGACGGAAATTTTTCTTTTATAACTACTTTTTCGTTCAGCTGTAACGGTTCTATTCCTCTTATTATTTTAAAAATTTTTTCACATAGTTTATTCTTCAAAATTAAAACCGTATAAACATAAGAATAAGCTTGCGTAGTGTTAAAGCTTTTAGCAACGGTTGAGTTAACCATTTGTGGTGATTCTTGTGTTTTTGTTAGCGAATAGGAAGCCGATAGGACTTCGAATTTGCCCGAAACTTCGTTCTCTTCCCCTTGATGAAACGTTATTTCCGTTTCTATTTCGTTTCCTATTAAAACTCCGCCTACCTTTTGCGTGCAAAGTACCGTTCCCCTAAGTTCTACCGTCGTGTACCATTTTCCCATTGATATTTGCGGGTCGTTTAAAGGTTCGGCAAAGTCTAAAAACGAATACGCTTTATATTCGTTTTCGTTGCTTTTAAAGTCCATTTTATTTAGCCCGCAAAGTTGCGTAATTAGGGCTATTTCGTCTAAATACCGCTCCTTATTTTCACAGCATATATAAAAACGGAGAACTACGTTTATACTCTCAGATTTTATGTTGGAAATTTTGTAAGGTTGGCGAGTGGCTCTCATAAATCCTGCGGACTTGTTTCTATCTATGTTCAAATTAAAATCTACCGATAAATCGTAATAGTCGTTTAATATTTTAGAATAAGCCTTTGCTAAATCTTCTAACCTTACCATTTCATTTAGTTTTTCTTTATTCATACTCTTATACCCCCGAATACCGAACATAAATAGTTTACAAAATCATTTAAGCTTTTTTCTTGCCAACCGGGCGATTTACTCGTCGTTTCCGTAAAAGGTAAATAACCGACTTTTCCGTCGCGTCCGGATAACACGAGCCTACACGATTGCGCGTCTAAATTTTCCCACCTAATACCGTTGTTTCTTAAATTCCCGGGGTATGGTGAAAACATATTAGTTCCCCTTTTCCCCGTAGCGCCGGGGGTTTTCCTAACGGGCGCGTTTCCTTTAAAAATAGCAAGAATTAAATTTCCCGCAACGTCGGGTGTTAGCGTTTGCATAATAAATTACTCCTTATCCCAAATAAATAACCGTTTCGAACTTATCGTTTTTTCTAACCCCCTTTACGACGCCGTCCCTAAAAATGCCCACCGAAAGGACCTTAAACTCTTCGGTAAATTCTCCGTAGTCGATAATTACTTGACTAGAAAAAGCTTTAACGAGCCTACTAACGTTTTCGTTAGTGGCAATAGCGTAGGATTGACCGTCAAAGGCAACGCCCACACCCGAAACAACGCTAGCCAAACCGACTTTTTCGGAAAATTCTCTTGCCTTAAACGTAGCTAATTCTTTTCCGCTGTCGGATTCAACCAACTTTGCCGTTAAATCGTAATCGAAAGTAAAACTGTCGTTTAAATACATTTTTACCCCCTTATCTTCCCGAAAACAAAATATTAGGCTTTTCGGAAGATAAAACGTTTATAACGGACGGCGCAACTATTTTTTCTATAACGTCGCTCGTAGCGACGACCGCAACGTTACCTACGCTTTTAACTAAGCCGTTATAAAGCTCTATATTGCCCGATTCTAGCAAATACGAAACTTGTTTTAAAAGCGCCTTTTTAATGGCGGTTTGAACTTGCGGATATTTTTCTATAATTGCGTTTTTTATCGACTTTTCGCCCGTTGAATAGATTAAAAAATCAAAAATAACGCTATGTACCGTATCTAAAAAAATAGCCACCTTTTGGTTGCTATCCCCAGCTATTTCGTTTTCTAAAACAACGCCGTTATATTTCTCCACGTCGTCGCTGGTTATTGTTACGGGTAAATTTATATATAAATCGCTAACCGTTACCATACTTCCCCCTTTAATACCACGCCTTTAACAAATACTGCGCTTCTTCGCTTTCTAAACGCTTTTGCGGTTCTACGCACGCAACCGACGACAACCCTTGACTTATTCCGACTTCTCCCATAGTTCTTTTATCGTACTTTATGTTTCTTAAAAGTCCCAAAGTACCAGCGGTTCTCATTTGTTCGTCACTTCTTGATAATAAATCTTTATTTAATAATGCTAAAGCGTTTTCTATTTGAGCTTCCTTAACTTCGTCGGGGATTATAGGGTTATTAAAAGTCGCTTCTTTATAACAACGCTTTCTAGGAAATTGTAAAGGTTGCCCCATTTCTAGCGGAACGCCTTGCAATACTAAACTTTCTATTTGTCCCAAACTATACCTTAAATAGCTTTCTTTATTTCTATCGCTTAAAACGCCCCAAATAACCGCCAAATCGTCGTATTCGGGATAATTGTCAACCACGTAATTATTAGCTTCTTCTAGCGTTAAATACGTGTCTATTCCCACCGTTAGCATTTTATATTCTCCTTATGTTTTCTAGTGTCGTATGGCGGAGTTGCACCGCCTTTTACTTTTTACGACGTAAAAAAAGCAAACGCTAATTATACGCTTGCTTTTGAAATAAAATTTTATTCGGCTTCGAACGCGCAAGAAATAGTTTTCGCTTCCGAAACTACGCCGTTTGTAATTCCCGTCCAAGACTTAAACTTGTAGCCCGAGCTTGCGGTAGCGGTTATAACGGTATCACCTACGATAATTTTGTTATCTTCTATACGTGCTTGAACTCCGCTAGGTACGGAAACGCTGGTTTTATCTACCGTTCCGTTACTTCCTGCCGAAATGGTTAAGGAAATTAAAGGTACCGCGCTTAAATAAATTCCCGCAACTTTATTTTCGTAAGCGAAAATATCGTGTACTTGACGGTATTGGAATTTATGAGCGTCCATATCTTGATTGCGGTTAGCTCCCGTACCTTCGTCGCCGTCGGCAAGGAACACTCTTAACTTAACGTGTTTGCTAACTGCTTTTGCGGACGATTTATGTACTATTAAAAAGTTGATATAACTTCCGTCGGTAGCCCTTACGTATTTCTTTTGAGCGTTTTTAACTATTTTCGTTAAAAATCTTGAACCGGGTACGGTGATTATTTTAGAAAAGCCTTCTAATACTTTTTGCGATTTATATAATTCCATACCGTCTATTAGTCTTTTTAACGTGGGCGTGATATAAAGAAGTCTTCCTTCCGTAGGAACTTGTTCTTCGTCTAAATACGCAGAAGCTTCGTTTAAAGCCGTAATTGCTTGGTCGCCCGTAGAATATACTGCGGGGGTTGCTTTGCCTATACCTTTTACGGACGCTAAATAAGCAAAACGATAAAGGTCAGTTTCGGGAACTACCTTAGTTCTTATAAATTCTCCGCTTACTGCGCCAAAGGTTTGGTCTAAGGTTTCTTCGTTATCAACGGCGTCTACGTTAAATTCTCTACCCCTGTCTTGCGTGAGTTTCCAGTCTTCCCACGTTGCTTCTACGTCCCCGTTTTCAAACCCCGAAGAACGGCTGTAATCCGAGTTGTCAGGTACTTTTACCTTTAAAATTTTAACGGTGTCCACTCCGTCAAATTTCACGTTTTTGTCTTCTAAGTCGATAGATTTTGCTTCTTGCACAAAAACTTCGTCTAATTCGGGAGTGTATTTCTCCGCTAATGCAATACTGTTCATTTTTAATATTCTCCTTTTAATTATTTCCCTTTATAGGTAGTCCGAAATATCCCCTTAGTTTGTTATCCTGCGCTTTGCTTAGTTCGTCGGTTGCGGGCGGATTTTGTGGGTTGGGAATATCGGTATTGTCCCCGTCGAATAAATATCCGTCGCTTTTTCTTAACGCGTCTATTTGTTCTTTTAAACCGCTTATTATTATTTCGTCGTTTTTCTCTTCGTATTTAACGTTTTCTTTGTTAATTAAAGCGTCTAACGCCTTTAAATTCTTCGGTTTAAATCCCGCTAACTCTTTTTCGTACGCGTTATTTCTCTTAAAAGCTAATAAGCTTTGCTCGTATTCCTTTTTAGCTTGTTCGTTAGCCGTTTGCATTTCGGATATTTTCGCTTGCAAACTAGCATTGTCTTCCGAAGCTTTTAATAGAGTTTTTAACTGCGTATCTCTTTCTTCGATTTGTTTTTTAAGCTTGTCTTTGTCGGTATCGAATACAATTTTAGGAATAAGTTTTTCTTTCCCTGCGTCTATTTTGTAATCTCCCAACTTTTCATCGACTTGCTTTAACAAATCTTCGCCTAATTTTTCGTTAAGCTCCTTTATCGTTTCGTCGCTTAACAACCCTTTTAAAAAATTCATAATTCCCCCTTGACTTTTTTTGGTGGCTTTCTCCCACCTATGAGAAAATATTTATTTTGCTCTCTATCGCGGAGCTTGCGTGGTATAAAAAAGACGTAAGCTTTCGCCTACGCCTTAAATTATCTTTTTATTTAATTTTTAAAATTTTAAAAGCGTCTACTTTTCAGTAAACGCTTCTAAAAGAATTACATAACACTCAAACAAACTATATAAATTTCAAACAAACTTCCGAATAGATTTGTTTTAACTCACTAATCATATCAGTAGGGTCGAAATTCGGTTCTCCTTTATCACAAATATCAGGGACCGATTGGTCTAAAAATTCACCTAAGCCTTTATGCTCGTTTTCTAAATCGTTAAAATGTTCAAAACAATAATCAGCAAAATCGATTGAAAATAAATAAGGGTCGTATTGACCATTAAATAAATCTTCAAAATATTTAATTAGTTTTTTTGTGTATTCATTCATATTTCTTTCCAACACTTTTATAGTATTTCTTTTTACAAACGACACCATAAGGATTACATAACACTCAAAATCGTATCTCCATTTAATTATTTGGAGTGAAACCAAATTCCCTGTCAATAGCGTCTAGCTCTTCTTTGGTAAGGCGTTTCAAGCTCTCTTCTATTTCTTCTTTTGTCGGTATATGGTCGTCTATAAAATGAATTTTACCGTCATCAGGAAGAGTTGCTATATAATCTTTGCGTATGGTTTGGTATATTTCTTCTAGCATTTTACTCGTTTCGGTATGCTTGTAATTCCTGTCTAAGTTAGCTTCTATTGCTTCATCTAATACAACGGAAAACCTATCATATCCCTGCAATAAAACTTTATCTAAATCTTTAACGTAAGGGCGAATTTTTTCTATTTGCTCAGGAGTTATCTTAAATTTTATTGTATGCTTCTCTATATTCGGCAATTTTTTGGTTTTTTTCATTTTCTTTCATATCTCCATTTATATTTACGTGATAATTCGTATAAGGCTTTTTTAAACCAACGCTCATACACTTTTATTTTGTAAATAAATGTCATAGAAAAGTTTTAAAAGCTTTTCGCTTTCAGCAGTATAAGTGTTATTTACACCATTTAATTCCGATATAATTTTATCTAACTTTAATAAAAAATTATTTATATCTAGTTTTATATCTTCCTTTATATTTGGCATATAAGGCTTTAATTGTTCTATTTGTTCTTTTGTGATTATTAAATCTTTACTAATAATTTCCCATTTACCACCTGAACTCGAACCGTCCCAAGGCGCGGGGTTTGTTTTTGAATAAAGATAATCTTCTCCACTATCGTCTATTACCCGATAGAACTCCCTACTATCTTCGCTTGCTTCATATATTTTGCCATTAGTCAAAGAATCAACACCAAAAGATTCTCCTATATATTTTAATTTCATTTTTCTTTCCTAAATTTTATTTTTTCAATGTTAGGATTTTTATGAATTTTCACTGTGTAATTTCCTAGTTTTCTTGTAATTTTCTATTTCATCTATGTGTTCTTGCAATGGTTTAATCTTAAAGCCTTCTTTTTGCGCTCGCTCATTAACTATATTCCAAGCCTTTTCAAGTTCTTCTTTTGGAATGTCTATCAGACTTTCTAAAAGTTCTTCTTTTGTCGGTATATGGTCGTCTATACTATGAATTTTATCATCTTTGGGAAGAGTTGCTATATAATCTTTGCGTATGGTTTGGTATATTTCTTCTAGCATTTTACTCGTTTCGGTATGCTTGTAATTCCTGTCTAAGTTAGCTTCTATTGCTTCATCTAATACAACGGAAAACCTATCATATCCCTGTAATAAAACTTTATCTATATCTTTTACGTAAGGTCGAATTTTTTCTATTTGCTCAGGCGTAATCTTAAACTCTAATTTATTCTTTTTTATGTTAAGATTTTTTTTGTGATTTTTCACTTTTTTTCATATCTCCACTTAAATTCTTTTGACAAATATTTTAATGCGTCATCAATATTTCCATTGTTTAAATTTACATATTTATTATAATCCATATAATTACTCCTGTCAACCCTTTTCCCGTCCCCGATACTTAAAGAATAAACGGTCCCATCGTGTCCGACGGCGATAATTGTTTTAATTTGTGGATACTGGGAAACGGTTAAAATATCATCAAAACTGAAAGATGAACTATGCGGGTGATTATGCACTAAAATTAAACTATTCTTTTCGTACTTTTCAAATTTAAAATCTTCATAATCCGCAGAAGAATTCATACCCGAAATTCTTTTAACTATATTTCCGTTTAAATCAATAAGTCTTCCAAATTCGACAGTACTTTTATCCGCTCATTTAATACATTGCTTAGCTTCTCTCGCCAAAACCCTAACGACTAATTTGTTCCCTAAACCCGCAAATTTATTTACGTAATCTTCCGACATTATTACGTCGGCGTTAAAGGGTGGCGGTGGCATATTTTTTATTTGGTTTTCGGACAACTTCCAGTAATGCGCCTTTTTATACGCCATTGAATTTTTGTCCGCCCTATAAGAACGCCTAAACGAAGCTAGCGTTTTATAAGGAATTTCTTTATTTATCTCCTTATAATAAGCTTTCATTCGGCTATATTCTCTAAATTCTTCTATCCACTGCCGTTGCAACGCTTGATTTTTATTGTAGATTTTAAAAATTTTATCATTTTTGTTAAATTCTTCAAAACGGTTGCTTTTAGCAATTAGTTTATTTAGGTCGGTAGCGGTTACCATACTTTCTACAAACAAAGTAAATTCGTGCCTACAATTAGGGTGCATTACGTTATATCCCTTTTGCAAAGCCGTTTCGTACAAGGCAGGAAAGCGTTTATCTTTTCCCGATATGCTATAAACTTTACCTTCGTACTTTTTGCAGTACGGACAACAATTAGGCACGACCGAACAAAGCACTAAATCGTAACCGAGTTCTTTAACCCTGTTAAACACTCCCGTATTTATCGTTTCAAGTCTTGACGTACGAGCGCACATTTCGGCGTATTTTTCCAACGGCATTTTAGAACCGTTAGAATACGTTACGAATAAGCTTTTATTTTCTTTTTCAAGCGTGTCTTTTAATAAATCTTTAACCCGTTCAACCGTTACGCCGTAGCCCGATTTTTCTATTTGATTTATCGCTTGATTTATTTTTTCTTTCTGCAAGTCCGTTGCGTGCTGTACTCTACGCGATAACTCTATATACGCCGTTTCCGTATGTAAATTGACTTTTTTTTGCTCCTTTTCCGACAAGTTGTCGCTCGGTGGCGGTATATTTATACGTTTTTTAGTCGTTTTAGGGCGTTTGCTACCTTTTATAACTACGTCAGCCAAAGTTACAAGCCCAAACGTTCCGAGCATTGTAGCCGTATCTAACGCAATATCTTTGCTTACCCGTTTTCTACCTTGCTGATAAGTTACGGGAATATCCTTTTCCGCCCACGCAATCGTTTTTTTCATTAAAGATACGTTTACTTGATTTACGTAATTAAAGGTTTTGTTCCGATATTCTTCCACGCTGTCGGCGTTGGTGTTTAAAACCGTAGACAGCACGCGTTCGTCGGCTTTTTTAAACGCCGTTATAAGCGACCTAAATTCTTCACTGTCCCGAAAAAACATTATTCGTTATCCTTTTCGCCGTTTTCAGCGGTTTTGTCGTTGTTTTCGTTGTCTTTAAAGGTTTTATCGTTTTCGGCGTTTTCGTTGCCGTATTCCCCTTTAAAACCGCTTTGCATTTGTCCGAATTGTTCCATAAAACTATCGGCTTGCTCTTCTTTAAATAGTTCCCATTCTCTTTCGGCTTGTTCGTCGTCTAATCCGTAATACTCTTTAACTACCGAACGGAAAGAAAAACCAAGATTTCTTTTTTGCTGAGCCAAATTGTTATTCTGCTCTTCGCTTGTGGGAATACCTTCATTGAAAATAATAGTTATATCCGTTTCTTCTATCGAATCGTCGTTCAACAAGTACTTTAACAACTTTTTTAACGGAGCTTGAAATTTACTTGCCATTCTACGCACTTTCGCCTTAGGAGAAGTCAATTTAACTTCTAACGCCTGATACCCTTGTGAGCTGTTTATTTCGTCGTTGTTTACGACTGAACCCATTTCGCACATAGAAAAAAGCGTTTTTTTAATTTCGGCAATTCTTATTTCGTTAGCGGTTAAATTGCCGTCCCACGTTACGTACACGGGAACTTGCGCCCCCGGAGCGACTACAAAACTTCTTCCGCCCGTCTTTAATTTCCACTGCCCGTTTCTATCCCTAACGAACGCGCTGTCGGGCGCCGCCATTCTCGGTATTGCGTTTTGGTCGAGAATAAAGTTACCTAAGCTTTCCCTTACGCCTAATTCCGCAACCAACGCGGTTATTCTCTCGTAGTTAGATATTCCGTGTAAAGTCCTACTCGTCGTTATCCCCGAAATTTGTATTACGAGTTGGTCAAACTCCGTTTTAACGATTTTTCTCTCTATTAAAGAACCTAGATAATAGAAAAATTGTTCTCCGTAATGCTCGCCCGAAATTCTATGAATATAATCCCTTACTTTCTCCCAAGAAGTAACTTTATATCTTCTAAATTCGTATTCGTAACTTCCGCGTCGTTGTAATTTGGCGTGCAATTCGTATTTATTCCTTTCGGGGTGGTTTGCGTCTTGAAAAACGCATACCGTCCAACAAAGCGTATCGGCAATTACTTCCTTTACGTTTTCGGGATTTACCACGGGAAACCACATCAGCGGACTTTGCGCCACAAAATCACGCTCGCCCTTAGAATTGATATACGGTCTAATTAAACACTCCCCTAACGAATCGTTATCAATCACAAGTTCGTTTAGCTTTTCAAAAAAGTTACTATCTTGTATAACTTTTGCAAGCTTATCCGAGTTTTTAGGACATATAACGGTAGGAGCGTCCCCTATCATTAAATCCACCGTTTTAATCGTAGATAATTGCCAGTAAGCAGGGGTGTCGTAGAACGTCGTACCCGTTAAATCGCTATCCTTAAAAGCGTTTATTAGGCTCATTAGCCTTGTTTTATAAGGCTTTAACACAAGTTCCGAATTATCTTCAAACAACGCCGAATTGTCTTTATACCCCTTTAATCTTCCCAGTTCGGTTATCGGCGGAAACATTGCCCCGCTTTTTAACCAGTCAAAATTGTATAGCATATTTTTATCTCCTAATAATCTAGCATTACCGTACACTTCTTAACGTTAGTCGCAAGCGACAAGCCTAAACCGTCCGCCCTGTCAGGAGAAGAAACGTTCCTTTTTTTCATTTCTTTTTTTCGTTCAAGCTGAATAAAACCGTCTTCCGTAAGCGAATATTTCCTGCCCGATAATTGCGAAATCAGTTCGTTATCGTTTTCTATCGCAAGCTTGTCGGCAAGCAATAATCGCTTTATATTCCCCCAAATAAGCCCCGTATTATTGCTGTACCGAATAGGCTCGTTTCCGTGATTTGAATCTAACTCGTCCACGACTCCCGCGCCTACTCCCGTTCCGTCCACGTTCACGTTTACCGTTATCGTCGGGTAGCGTTGATTTAAACTGTAAATATGCGCTTTCGTCCGCCCTGTAAGCTCTACCGTCGTATTCGTAGGCAACGTTTCTACTTGCGTACTTTCCCATTCGCCGTTAGCAAACTCTTTGCTTAGATAAATCGTACTTTCATCGTCCCCGAATCGCGCTACGTCTACCCCTAACGACAACGATATTACTTCGCTTTCGTTTCGCTTGTCGCCGTCGGCAAACCTATTTACGCCCCTTTCGAGCAGTTCAAGCGGTATAAACGTGTCGGGTTGAGATTTGGGAAATTCACCTATAACTCTTACTCTATACGGGTCGCTATCTCTTCCGTATAGCTCGATTATCGACTTTACAAAATCTTCCGAAACTCTATTGCTGTTTTCCGCATTGAGCGTAAGGCAGTTAAACATAGCCCTATTTTTTGTAAACGAATCATAAAAAAATCCGACTGTTTTAGTCGGATTCCCCATCATCACAAATTTAGTATCTTGACCGGTTAGCGCGCCTAATATAGGCTCGAATATCTTATCGTTTACGCCCGAAGCTTCGTCCACGACGAATAGTAAGCTCTCCCCGTGAAAGCCTTGCATTGCGTCAGGTTGCGTAGCCGTTCGGGCAACCGCAAACCACTTCTCTTCTTGACCTTTAAGCGCGTATCGCTCTACCGTCCACTTAAACAGCTCTTGCAATAGTTTAGATTTATATAACCACTTAGATAGCTCCGCCCACAGTATATCGCGAAGTTGGTGCATTGTCGGTGCGGTACAAGGTATTTTCGGAAACGGTCGAGTGAACGTAAACCACAATATCAGCCACGACAAAGAAGTCGTTTTACCTACCCCGTGTCCCGCTTTAACGGTCGTCATTCGGTTGTCCCTTACCGAGTTTAGCATATCTATTTGCTCCTTTTCGGGTTCGGCTTTTAAAACTTCGCGCACAAATAACACGGGTGAGTTTTTATAGCGACTTATAAGCGTTTTTAATTTTTCTTTCATTTCTACCCCGTCAATCTCGCTCTATTTCGTTCGTTTCGCTCTCTTCTACGGCTTTCATAAACTCGTTTACAACGCTTTCTATTTCTCCGCTCTTTTGGTCGGCGTCGGTCGCCGTTCTTTGCACGTCTTGTAATACTTTTAACGTTTTCGCATACAAGTTTATTTGCGTTGCGCTTAGCTCGCTTATCGGCATTTCTTCTATCTTTCGCTCTATCTTCCCCATTAAGTCGGACGCTAATAGATAATGCTTTAAATTCATCTCCGCTTCGCTTTCTACTTGCTTTTCTATCGTCTTCTCTAAAAGTTTGTTACTTTTTTGTTCCTGTTTTGTTCCTTTTTCTTCTCGCCAACCTACCGATTTTTTTCTAAGCAAAGAGTAGCTTATTCCCTTTTCTTCCGCAAAGTCTTTTAACGTGTATTTCCCGTCGGTTAAACTCTTTTTTATATATTCACCTTTTAACGCTACCCAGTCATATTTCATTATTTCCCTTATGTTTATTTTCTCATATAATATCTTAAATTTTTATATTTATATTTTTAAAATAATATCTGCTTTTTAGTATAAATATTTTAATAATAAAACTTTTTATTTCTTTATAATTTTTAATAATTTTATACTTAAAAAATTTATAATAATTTTTAATATAAAAATATTAGATTAAAAAGTAGAAACAAGAATTTTTAAAAAAGTAACTTTTTTCTTTGTTTTCACAAAAAAAAGAACATTTATTTAACTAAAACTAGAACATTTTTCGTTTTTGTTCTCTTTTTATAGCACAAAAAAAATAACGGCTTATTACATATACGCCGTTAAATATCACAAATTTTTCTTATTATATCTTCCGATTTTTTAGAATCCCTACAAAAAAAGCTTTATAAAAAACTATCCCGCGCAGGGATTCCGTATCGGAAGCAAAAGATAAAAAGAGTAAAAAACCTATCTAAAAAGTAAAGAATCTATTTAGTTTATAATTGCTTTCAAACCAACGCCTGAACCGTTGTAAAAGCCCTAACAATCAACCCTTACACTTTTAGATGATATTAGTATAACATAAAAATCCGAACAAAAAGTCGCAATTTTTGCGACTATTTTTTGATTTCCCGCAATACGCCTAAATCTAAGGCAAATTCTTCCGCCGTAGAAAGTATTTGTTCTTTCCATCTAAAAACCGTGCTTCTGTCGATATTCAGCTCGTAAGCGGTTCGGTTTACGCTCATTTTTTTAAAATATAAAGCTTTTATAAGATTATCTTTATACTCCCCGCTATACTTAACTAACGTCATTTCTACAAGCCTTACTAAATTGTACAAATATTCGTCTTTATCTATTCTCCCTAACAGCACTTCTTCCGCTACGTTCCTGCAAGAACTTACTACCTTCGGTCTATCGTAAGTCGTCGCGCTTAACATTTCCCCCGCTATCTCGTTAAATTTTTCGCTATTTAAAAGCTTTTCTCGATTTTGTTTATATTCGAAAAATGCTTTTTCTAAAAATTCCCTTCTCTTTTTATTCACTTTTTAAAATTTCCTATATTTGGGATTTTCCCCGCGAATACTTTTTAATCTTATTCTCTTTTACACCGACTACTTCCTTCCGATAAACATTCAAAACAGTCGTATTTTGTTTGCCCGTTTATGTCATTTGCTTTTTTGCATTTTATAACTCCAAATTTGTCTTTTATTCGTCCCATAACTCTATTTCTGCAGTTGTTGCAGTTATTTGTTATGGGGCAAAATTTGGCGTAGTTTTTACATACGTTAAACTCTTTGTATGCTTTACTTTTTTTGCTCATCTTTATTTTCTCCGTGTATCGTTTCATAAATTTTATCTACGTATCCATACGCTTCATAACTTGTAAAACTTTTCTTACCGCTCCAACGTTTATTACAATTATCGACTAATTCCTGTAATAGCGTATTTGCTTTTCCCATTTGCTCTATCGTCAATTCTTTTTCCATTTCTTCTCCTTTATGAAAATACTAAAAGAACTATTAAAGCTACCGTACAAATTAAGCTAAAAACACTAGTAAACAATAGACCCGTGTTTTCCCATTTTTCTAGCTCTTTATTCTTTTTACTCATTACGTAAGAAGCAAAACAAAGAAATGAAAAAGTTAAAAATATAATTATTATGCTTATGTAAAATATTAAAACCATTCTTACCTCTCCAAAAGTTCGGGGTTGTCGTGTTCTTTATGCCATTGCCACTCGCCGTTGTCTTTCCGCTTTCCTCTAAATAAAATCTCTCTCATTTTAATTCCTCCACATAACACCAACTTTGCGGCGGGCGGGTTAAATTGTTTGTGCAAACGCCGCCATAATCGTTATCGGCAAGACAATCGCAACTGTAACAATTGTATTTTTCTTTTATCGGGCAAGGTTTATAAAACTCGCTCAAATCTTTCGGCTTGTCATAAATCTTTAAGTCAGATATATGCCAACCGTAAAGAGTTTTGCCTTTGCCGTAATTATTAAGGTCTTTGTGCGTTAAACAAGTTTTACCTAAATCGTCCGCAAATATAGGGAAATACGTTTCGTCGTCTCCGTAAAGGGTTATAAGCGTTTTTTTATGCCATTCGTAGATATAATCGCAAACAAACTCGCCGATTACTTTGCCGTTTAGGCACTGATACACCACACTGTCCGCCCAAAACTCAAAACCGTCGCACATTTTAATCTTGCCGTTTGCAGACCATAGCAATTCATCGCTCGTGCTAACTGCGCCGCATTTATAAAACCTTTTTGGTTTCGTCGCATAGATATAAGCCTTAAACGGAACTTCTTTCGGGGCAGTCTTGCGAACTTCAATACGCTTCTCGTAAATCGGCTTGCCGTTTTCAGTTTTGCCTATCTCGTGGCAGATTTTCTCGCACCATTTCGGGCGAATAGAAACTAATACATCGCTCATTTTTAGTCACCTATAATTCCCTTGAAGAAAGGTTTATACTCTTCAATGCACTTTGGTAAGTTTTCTTCGTTATAATGAATTACGCCACGAAAATCACACTCAAAGACTCGTTCTCCGTTGTATTTGATAATCAAGTAATCACCAGCCGATTTTCGGCAAACCACCTGAAAAATCTCATTTCCGTAATCGGCGTTATCGTCAGCGTATGCGCCGCAGGTTGCCCTGTTGCCGTAATCGTTGTATGCCGTGTAGGTCTTTTTCTGATGTTTCTTTCTGCCGTCTTTTTTTTCGAAGCCCATTTCCTGCATTGCTTGCTCGAATTGATAGATAACTCCATCAACCCACGCATCTTTCCAGTATTTTATCAACTGTTCTTTTATGTTCATATTCTCTCCTCACTCGAACCACTTACTTTCTATAAAACTAACGACTTCATACATTAAATTAACCACTTCTTGCATATTCGCCTCGATATGCAAAAGTTCTCGTTTTCGCTCATAATCGCCTTTATAATCAGCGTCTATTTGTGCGGTAATAATTTTGTTTATGTAATCTTCGTTTTTTTTGATAAACTCTTGTATGCTGTGATATTGCTTTACCACATCGGGACATTTAATTTGTTGCCAAATTTCTCTCATTCTTCTACCTCATCGTCGCCAAAGCCGACTTTTACTCATTTATGTTCATACTCCGTAATTTTTTTTAATGATTTAATATAGTCTTCGCAAGGCGTAATTCCCATTGCTTTTAGTTTTTCATTGGGGTTTAAAGTATCCCCACAAATTATATTGTTTTGCAATATCCCCGCCGCCATAAGTGCGGCGAATTCGTTTGCGTTTGGGAAATGCTCCATAAATTGTTTTAAAAGCCTTGCTCGGCACTCTTCGCAATTATCCTCTTGAATATCCACGCCGACAACGCTTGCAAGGGCTTTTAAACCGTCTTTTTCGTCTTTACAACGAGAATATTTACGAGCAAGAATTTCAACGATAAAATTACCGTTCCCACACGCAGGTTCTAGAAAAGTGCTTTCAATATCTTCCCAAATTTCTTTTGGTATTAAATCGCACATATCTTTAACTATAAAACTCGGCGTATATACTTCGGCAAAGTCTTTAACTCTCTTTTTGCTTTTAATGATTTTTTCGCTTTTATTCTGTGTCATTTTTCCCTTATCGTGATTTTTTATTTCTTAAATGTTGTACGCCATACAACGGAGTTAATAATTTTTTTTAAAAAATGTTGCTATTCCTTTATAACAAACTTCCTTATCCATTTCGTAGTTATCATCTTCTGCTAATTTCTCGTTACATTCTTTCTTAAAGACACAAACTTGGCAAGGGTCGTCGCCGTGTTCATATATCTGTTTTGCCATTAAAATAATCGCTTTATTATTCTTTTTTAATTTTTCCATATTTTCGGTTTTAAATTTATACATATCGAACTTTTACCCCTTTTAATACACTATTTTTATTTTTTCGATTGATATAATCTAACAATGTTTGATGACTACAAAATAACGCTTTTGCACCCTCTCTTACAGAACGATATTGTACTCCATTGATTTCAATTTTCTTTGCCCTACCTAAATATCCTGTTCGCTTGCCTAAAAAGCGTTTATCACATACAAGCAGGTTCTTAACAGCGCAATTTAACTCGTTTCCGTCGCAACATATTACACATAACCCTTTCTTGTATTTTTTTATAAAAAATTGTGCTACAATATGTTTTAAAGCAAATTCCTTTTGTCCAGCCTTTATTGTAGCTCTTCCTTTATTTAGGTAAACAGCAACAGGTATTTCTTTTAAACTTCTCTTTGCTGTTCTTGTAACTTTACCATTTTCATACACGCAGTAATCATATACTTTCCCGCGTAAAAATATGTAACTCGCTATTTCTTTTTGCATTTTTTCTCCGCAGTTTTATAAAGCGTACTTTCCCCGTGTTTTGCTAACTTTTTCTCGGCTCTCAACCAAGATATAAGTAAGTACGTTTGAAAAACTACGCAAAAAATTAAAATTATCACGTTTAATATGTATATCATTTCTCTAATAAAACTCCTTGTTAGATTGAACTAATTAAGCTGTCGAAGTACTCTTGCGAGTATTCTCTCTCGTTCTCGAAACGGGCGGAACTACAATCGGATTTACCCGCTACGTTTTTTTCGCTTTTAAAAACGTCAAAATAGTTCTTATCGACCGCATTATTTAGCAGTGCAATTCTATCCTTATCGCTCGCACGTTTATTTAATAATTCTATTAAACGAATAAGCCTATCGTTAGTAATAAGACACTTGTTAAGCGTACAATGCTGGATAAACGCCCTTAACGCCTTAGTCAGCTCTGCTGAACAATGCATTCGCTCCATTATCTCGTCATAGCTTTCTCGCGCGTACGCGTATGCGTTTTTTTTTCTTATTATTTCTTTCTTACTTACTTTCTTACTAATAATATTTTCATTTTCATATTCATTTTCATATTCATTTTCATTAAGGTTTTCTTGGGTTACCGTTGGGTTTTCTTGGGTTACCGTTGGGTTTTCTTGGGTTACCGTTGGGTTTTCTTGGGTTATCGTTGGGTTTTCTTGGGTTTTCTTAGGTCTACCACCTAGACGACCATTCTCAACGTTCGCCGAATATCGAGCCACACTTTTTTCCATACCAAACGAAAAACTAATAAGCATTGCTTTCGTAACGGGAGTAATATCGTCGGAGATAACCCCCGTCAAGCCGTAGTTAGCCAACGCCTTATAACAGTCTAACTGATATTCTTCGGGGAGAGCGTTTATGCTCTCCACCCACGCTCTAAAAATAACAAAGCCATCTCTATTCATCTTTTCCCCTTTTTTCTAAAACGGCAAATCATCATCGTCGGGAACGATTTGCAATTTTTGTATCTTTTCCGCTTTTTCGCTGTTTACCGAACTATTGTCGCTCGCGGTCTTGGGCGATAAGAATTCTACTTCTCCTGCAACGATATCCGTAACGTATCTCTTTATTCCGTCTTTATCGTCGTAAGAACGATTTTGCAAACTTCCGCTTACCGCAACTTTGCTACCTTTTTTAAGGAATTTCCCGCAACTTTCCGCAACTGTTCTCCAAACGGTTATATTAAAATAATCAACTTCTCCGTTAGGCGCGTAAGGTCTATTTACGGCGATTACGAAACGGCATAAGCTCGTCCCGTTGTTCGTTTCGGTAAGTTCGGGGTCTTTGGTCAAATTTCCGATTAAAAATATTTTATTCATCTTTCCCTCCTTTTTTAATTTTCAGCAAAAAAATCAAATTCCGCCTTTTCTTCTTCCGTCGCATTATCGTTTTTAGGCTCGGATATAGCCTTATTTTCGATTTTTTTAGTTTCTTCTGGTAAATTGTCGATTCCTTCCGAAATTAAGTCTACAACGTCAATTTCGCCGTTATTTGCTATTTCCGAACTCGTTTCGTCTCTTAGAAACGCCGTTTGCATTTCGATACTCATTACTCCCCACTTAGATATTAACTGACGAAGCATTGTCTTTTTAGCCATTCCGTCAAAGTCTTTATACCAAAACGAAGAATATTTCCATTCGTCTTTCGTCGGATATTTCTTAGCCAAATAATCTTCGTAAGATACTTTTGCAAAATCCCCCGTCGTTCCGTTTAAACTAAACGCGTTAGAGTATCTATCTGCGTGGCGTAACATTTTTTCTTTCGTCCAATATTCGCTTTTAATAAAACCGTTTACAAGTTCAAACATCGCATAATACCCGCAAGTTTTCGCGTTTTCCCTTTCCGCTTGGTCTTGAATAAGTTTAACGGTCAATTCTTCGCTTAACGGGTCATACCTTATAACTTCACCTTCTTTTATTTCTAAAACGTTTATGTGCCTATATTGCCCCGAACGAATTGCTAATTGAATGTAACCTTTATAACCGAGAATAAACGTTGCCATCTTTCCCCTTTTCTTGTCTGTGAAAGGAACAATGTAGTACTGCCCTAGTTGCGGAGAAGGTGAAAGTTTTAAGCTTTCGCCTAACAATCCGCTAGCTAATATGCTCGATTGCTGACAATCGTTTAATTCGGGATTTTTCCCAACGGCTGTTACTATTGACGTGATAAAGCTTTGATAATTCTTTCCGATTGAACGGCTTAACAAGCTTTTAACCTTGTCGCTATTCATATACATTGAGAAACTTACTTTTTCTTGTGTTTCAGCTAACCCCTTTTGATTACTTATAGATAATTTGTTTTCCATTTTTTATTCTCTCCCCTAATTAAATTGCGTTAAATATTATTTCGTTATCTTTTAAAAACTGCTTTAATGCTATCAACTGTTCTTTCGTTCCTGTAGCCGAAAAACGAACCGTATAAACTTCAAACGGTTTACATTCCGCTTTTTGCTCCGCAGACTGCGTTTGTTCTTGTACGTCTTGTCTTTGTTCTTCCGTTTTTGCTAGTTCCTTTTCTTTGGCTTCTCGCTCTTGTTTTATTTTTTCCGCGTCTTCTCTAATCTTTTGAAGTCGCGCATTTTCCGAAATCGCGGACGATAAATCGAGCGTTTTAAAATAAAACAACTTTATGTAATCTACGTCTTGACTATCCAACGCGTTTATTGCGATTAAAGCATTTTTCACGTTCTCCAAAAACGCGTCTATTTCTTTCTTGACTGCCGTCATACTTACCGAAGCGTTAAGCCACTTTGATTGCAATACTTTATCGAATGTTATATGCTCCTTAAACTCGCCTATATGTTCATTAAAGTACTCTTCTATTCTCGCTTGTTTTTCAGCTTGTCGTCTAATTTCCGCTTCTTTTATTCTTTCGTCTATAACGCTTGATACTGTTTTAACCTTTGCTATAACTTCGTCAACTTGTGCTTTAAACTTGTCATACGGCGCTTGATATATTTTACCAATGTTAAGTCTTTCGTTGTTTAAAGCCGTGCAAAACGAATTAAGCAAAGCTCTATCTTTTTTAGCGTCCGAAATTTGCTCGTCCGTATAATTAACGTTTGCATAAGCTTTCAGCATTTCTTCTACACGGTTCATTAACTCCGTGTTATTAAACGCTATAAGCTTAGGTGTTAGCTCTTCTATATCCTGAGCTAATACTAATTGTAACTTGTCTTCCATTTGTACTCTTTTCTCCTTGTTTTTTATTTAGTTATATCGGGCAAAATTAAAGGCGGACGTTTATCTAGAATTACGTAGCTCCAAAATTCTTTTTCAGCCAAATATAAATATTTCATATCTTTTATCACGCTTTCGCGAGAAAAATAATAATGTCTTGTTATTAGTTCCGTTTCACCGTTATTACCAACGGTCTTTATTTGAGCTTTTAAAACGGCAAAGCTCCACCCCGTAACTATTAGATAATGTAGTAACTGCGTGTAGTAGTATTGTGGAATCTGTTTGTTCCATTTAGCTAAATCCTTTGACGAGAATAATTCGGTAGTTTTAATTTCTAAAACGCCTTTATTCCCGTTTTTATCAGTCAATATACCGTCAAGACTGGCAAACATAAAATCACGCTTAAAAACCGTAGTTTTGTCGATTTCAACTTTATATTCGGGATAGTCAAGTTCAAACATTTTAACTAATAAATCTTCGGCGTTTTTTCCGTATTTAACTTTTTCGTTTGCCGACAAATCGGTCGGAACTTTACGCCCCGTTTTCTCTTCCCAGACTTCAACGTTTGTTTTGAACGGGGATACGCCGAGTATTGCCCCGGTATCGCTTCCACCTATTCCTTTTGTTCGGAACTGTAACCACTCTTCCGAACCGTGCTCGATTTTTAATTCTTCTAACATTTTTGTAAAAAACTTTTTAAAGCTCTTGCAATTTATCTTTTAGAAATTCTAATTTAGCTTTCATTATTTGCATTTTAGTTATGATTTCTTTTGCTTTATTGGCTGTCGGATACATATCTTTTATTACTCTAAATCCGAAGCCAACGTATAAATAAGCAATTTGACTTTTTCCGTTTGTTTCGCTTATAGACGGGTGATAATTGTAAACAGTTTCTATTATATCCCATTGTTCTTGCGTCGGTTTTTCTGTTCCGGGCGTACGTTCTAAAAATTCTTCCTTTGTCATTTTTATATCCCCTTATTCTTCAATCTTAAACCGTTTGTTTCAGCTATGCGTTTGCCTTTCTTTTCAAAATAACGAAGTTGATAAAGTCTTTGTTGTAACTTTTCTTTCTCCGCGTTTTTAGCCAGTTTAACGTATGGACTTTTTTTAAGTTTTTCAATTTCTGCTTGAATTTGTTCTGTTGTCATTTTTTTATCTCCTTTTATTTTTGTTTTTAAAAAGTTGCATAGTTCTCAAACTGCCTTAATTGCCTTAGAGCAAGCCAACGAATTGACAACCGTTTGAACGTCAACTTCTAACGCCTGCGCTACTTTATAAAGCACGATAACTGTTTGCGGAGAGCTATTCCCGTGAACCCAGTTGCCTACCGTCCACTTGGACACTCCGATTTTTCTTGACAGCCGTGAAGCTGTCATATCTTTCTCTTTTAGTAACTCTTTAAATGTCATTTCGACCCCCTGATTTTATTTTAGATTTCCAAAAATGGAAATTTATGTACTTATTATATTTCCAAATTTTAGCAAAGTCAAGCATTTTTTAAAAAAAAGTTGTAATTTTTGGAAATTTTTTTTAAAATAGATTTATAAAAAGTAACGTAAGGGTAAAATTATGGAAATTATGGAAATTAAAAAAGAGCTTAAAAAACGTAAAATTACTTATATTCAACTTTCTAATATGTCCAGCATTCCACTCCAAACTATTCAAAAAATTTTTTCAGGACATACAACAAACCCGCGAATAGATACTATGCAAGCTATTGAGAAAGCATTAGGGCTAAACAACACTTCTATTCAGCAAAACAACAATATAAATCTAAAAGAACAACGGCTATTAACGGCATTTAATGACCTAATACCCCCTATGCAAGACTACATTATAGAAATGATAGAAAAACTTGTAGCACAACCGCAAAATAAAAGTAAACACGCATAATGGCATAAAAAAACAAAAGGGAAAAAATAAGAATGGAAACGGAATTTAATAAAAAAAGAAAGGAGCTTAAATTAACTTTTGCTCAACTTTCGAAAAAATCAGGTATACCTTTAAGAACCTTACAAGACGTTTTACAAGGTAGAACAATAAACCCTAGAATGAACACCGTAAAAGCCATAGAAAAGGCGTTAGGGATTTCTAATTGCGGTTCAAGTAAAAATATGGAATTTAAAGAACAAAGGCTATTTAACGCGTTTAACGAGCTTACACCGCCTATGCAGGATTATTTTATTGAAATTATGGAGAAATTTGTTATCCAAGAACAAAATAAAAAACAATAATGTTATAAGAATTTTTAAAAATATAAGAAAAAAACAAATATTTTTATTATTTATTATTTAATAAATTTTTCTTTTTTGTTATACTTATAGTCTTTTCCACTATGGAAGAAAATTAAGGGGACAAAAGGAAAAATGGATAACAACAATTTTTTAGAAAAACTAAAACAAATTCATCAAGTTACAACGGAGCTAATTCAACAGCTATACCAAGAAAATTACGAAAATAACAACAACGAAAAAAAATTTAGAATTACAAAGAACACTTTAAACAATAATGCGGATTACCCTATTTATTTAAAAAATAATAATGAACATAAAAATAAAAAACTGTTTAAACTTATAGTTGTAAACGGAAAACGTTGTAACAATAACGACCAATCGCAAAAACAAGAAAATTTGCAAATTAAAAATTCACAAGAAGAAAACGGCATTTCTTTACCTACTCAACCTACTAACGAAAAGGAGTTAAAAGAAATGCTATTAAAAATACCCGGAATTTCTATAAATTCCAAACCGCGAAAAGACGGACGTTTTCAAGGATACGTTACGGACGACGACGGAAACAAATTATACGTGTATGGGAGGACGCAAGAAGAATTATTTACAAAACTTAATAAATACATTAGATATGGTTTACCTAAAAAATCAAAAAAGATAAAGAGCGCTATTATAAAAGAGTCTAACGTTAATAATATTAAAACTGTAGAAAAAATTTCGTCCCCCACGCTAAAAGAATGGGGAACGAAGTGGTTCGAGCTTTATAAAAAACCGAACTTAAAGCCAAAAAGTATAGAAAGTATTAAATATTCGTTAAAATATATTTTTGACAAATTTGGAGATAAACAGCTACACGAATTAAATACGGACGAATTACAAGAATTCTTTTTAAACTTTAAAGCCGAAAGAAGAAGAGATATGTGTATAGCAGTTTTAAGAAGTATTTTGGAAAAAGCAAAAAAGCGCGGAATGATTGCAACTAATGCCTGCGACAGTTTAGAAATTAAAGCTCACACGAGAAAGAAAAAGAAAGGTTTAAATCCGAACGAACAATCGACGCTATTAAACGCCGTAAAAGGAACAACGCTAGAACCTATTTTTACCCTCTTATTAACGGGTGGATTCCGTATCGGAGAATTACTTGCTCTTAGAGCCGAAGACGTAGATTTTAAGAAAAATACGATTTGCGTAAATAAAAACGTAGTGTTTGTAGACGATAAAAGAATTGTGCAAACGACAAAAACGGAAGCGGGTAATAGAACAATACCATTACCCGCTTACGCTATAAAGTTTATCCCCAAAAAGAAAAAAGGGGATTTATTTCCGCAAACCTATAATGCCATACGTTGCGCTTTTAAGCGATTACAACAAAAAACAGGCATTACGGTAAGCGCGCACATATTACGACATACGTACGCAAATAGGCTTGAAGAAGCGGGAATTCCGCCCAAAATCAAGCAGTATTTAATGGGACACGCTAGCCTTGACATTACTCAAAACGTCTACACAGATACGCAAGAGTATTACGTTGCTAGATTTACAGGCAAAATTTTGGACGCGTTCCCAGAAAATCCTGACACTAAAAATTGA